GCGACGCTGGCGGCAAGCTCGTCAAGCAGGAGGAGCTCGAGCACCTGTTGTGGGATCCGGGCGATCGTGGGCCGCTGCGGCGCGAGCTGATCGAGCTGAAGTGTGCCGAGCTGGGGCCGGTGGTGTTTCCCGCCTACGAGTCCACCTCCGTGAGCGTACGTGCGGGCCGGGCCGCTGACGCCATCGCGCATGACGACGAGTTCCGGCGGGAGGTCCGCCGCATGCTGGCCACCGGAAGTGGTCGCGACTATGCGTCCGACCGGGCGGGCGATCCGGACCTGTCCGATCCGCAGATGCGCCGCGAGGTCGCGCACGCGCTGCTGTTTGACCCCGACAAGACTTCGGACGCGCCGCCCGATACTGGGCACCCGTCCGCTCCTGAGCCCCGCCAAGACGCGGGGCTCACGCATGTAGACGACGCGCCGCCCGATGGGCACCCGTCGCCGCATTCCGACGCGCCGCTCCACGACGAGCACCCGCCGGCCACCCCGACGACATCCAACCGGCTCCGTAGCGACATCCGCGAGGTTGTCGCCCTCATGGGCGCCCGGCTGGAAACTATCCCGAAGGAGACGTGACAGTGGAGCTGTCGCACCAGCAGGCGGTGATCCGCCTCAAGGACATCAAGGCCGAGCTCGAGCGGCTCGGCGAGAAGGACGAACTGACCGCCAACGACGAGCAGAGCTTCGACGAGCTCACCCGCGAGTTCGCCGAAGTAGACGGGCACCGGCGCCAGTTGGAGCGCAAGAGCGCTCTGGAGCGGGTCCGCTCCGCCACCAGCGCGACCGAGCGGGGCCCGGCCGCGCTGAAGGTCGCCGCGGGCACCCCGTACAACGGGCGCGGTAGTGGCGACGGCTACGACCTGGACCCGATCCTCAACCCCGACTCGGTCGAGGATCAGCGGTTCCGCAACCCGTGGGACCTGTCGCAGATGCGTACCTTCTCCCGCTCCCGCGAGGAGATCGCGCAGGAGCTGCGCAGCCGCGCCCTGTCGGCCATCGAGAAGATGGGCGGCGCCAGCGACCCGGTGCGAGCCGCGGGCACGAGCATCATCGAGCAGTTCGACAAGGATTCGCGGATCGCCCGCCTGTGCCTGGCCACCAGTTCGCCCGAGTATCTGCGCGCCTGGTCGAAGGTGGCACGCGGCCACTCCCACATGATCACGCCGGAGGAGCAGCGGGCGCTCGAACGGGCGATGAGCCTCACCGACACGGCTGGCGGCTACCTGGTGCCGTTCCAGCTCGACCCGACCGTGATCATCACCGCGAACGGGTCCCGCAACCAGATCCGGCAGGTCGCCCGCCAGGTGGTGGCCACCGGCGACGTGTGGAACGGCGTTAGCGCGGGCGCGGTCGCCTGGTCGTGGGACGCCGAAGCCACCCAAGTGTCCGATGACGCCCCCACGTTCGCGCAGCCGACCATCCCCATCTTCAAGGCGGCGGGGTTCGTTCCGATCAGCATCGAGGCGCTGCAGGACGCCGAGAACGTCACCGCCGAGGTCGCCCGGCTGCTCGCCTTCGGGCGGGATGTGCTGGAGTCGGCGGCGTTTGTCACCGGCACCGGCACCGGCCAGCCGACCGGCATCATCACCGCGCTGGCCGGCACCGCCTCGGAGGTGGCGCCCACCACGGCGGAGACGTTCGCCGCCGCCGACATCTACAAGCTCGACTCGGCGCTGCCGGCCCGCTACCGCGCGAACGCCTCGTGGATGGCGAACAGGGCCATCTACAACCTCACCCGCCAGTTCGACGTCAACGGTGGCGCCCAGATGTGGGAGCGGATCGGCGCCGACGTGCCGCCGATGCTGCTCGGCCGGCGGGCGCTGGAGTCGGAGGACATGGACGGCGCGTTCGACGCGGCCGCGACGGCCGACAACTTCCTGCTCGTGTACGGCGATTTCGACAACTACGTGATAGCCGACCGGGTCGGCATGACGGTCGAGTTCATCCCGCACCTAGTCGGCGCCAACCAGCGTCCGACCGGGCAGAGGGGTTGGTACGCCTACTACAGGGTCGGGGCCGATTCGGTGAACGATGCCGCATTTAGGATGTTGAACGTAGAAACGACTGCTTAATCCTTTTCGCTCGTTTCGAAGAGGTAGACATCCGAACGGCCCCGCACTCCCGCCGGGGCCGTTCGGCATTCCTGGGAGGAGACGCCGCGATGGCGGACAACGACAAGACCACCTCGACGACCAGCCAGAAGACCGACACGGCCAAGACCAGCGAAACCCCGACGGCGGAGCCGCGCCGCACCAGCCGCCGTGGGCACAACCGCGATGCGCTGCGCGCAGACGAGCAGCGCATCGACCCGCGCCTGGACAACCGGCAGGGCTCCCAGCGTCCGAAGCTGGAGACATTCCCGGCTAAGCCGCAGCAGATCGACGGCCCCGAGCTGGGCGAGGAGCCGCGCCCGGGCGAGGTGCGGGCGCACGCCGACCTGGATGAGAAGGCTGGCCCGCGCAAGGGCATGCGCAGCCCTGGCCCGCACGGGCTGGGCGACACCGCAGACCAGGTGTAGGAGGAGCGGGCATGGCGAAGCGGTGCAAGGCGTCGTTCACGGCGTGGACGGCCGGGGTGCCGCGCGTGGTGACGGCGGGCGACCTCGTCGATGACGGTGACCCGGTCATCAAGGGCCGGGAGCACCTGTTCGAGTCGGTAGACGCCTACGTGGCGGCCCGCCAGCCGGGCGCTGTCCTGCCGCCGGGTCCGGCCGAGGTGGAGCAGGCCACGGCGGCGCCGGGCGAGAGGCGTTCTGTGCGGCCGGTGGCAAAACCCGAGCCGGAGCCGGCGAAAGGCGATCCCGGCAAGTCGGGGGCGGCGACGGTACGTCGTCCTGGCCGCAGCGGACCTGACAGGAAGGGGGCGTCATCGTGAGGTGCGGTGAATGGTCTGATGGGGGTGTAGACCGTGCCGTTCAATGACGCGGCAAAGAACGCGATGCTCGATGCCCTCGATGAGACCGCTACCCAGATCACGCACGTCGGCGTTCACACGCTGGCGGATCCGGGGACTGGCGCGACCGCGACGGGCACGGAGGCGACGGGGGGCAGCCCCGCCTACGCCCGTCAGGCGGTGACGTGGGGTGCGGCGGCGTCCGGCCTGAAGGCGAACACGAACACGATCGCCATCGATGTGCCGAGCGGGACCTATGGGTTCCTGACGTACTGGAACGCCTCGACGGGCAACAGCGGCACGCAGTACCGGGGCTATGCGCCGATCAACGGCACCACCAAAGGCTTCGGCACCGTCGACGCCGCCGGCGTGACCGCTGACGCTATCCAGTCGGCGGCGCACGGCCTGGTGGACACCGACAGGGTGATGCTGTTCAACACCTTCGGCGAGGCGCTGCCTGCGGGGCTGACCGAGGGCGTCATCTACTTCGTCGTCTCGGCGGCGACGGACACGTTCGAGGTGTCGCTGACTTCGGGTGGCGCGTCGGCGCCAATCACTGGCCAGGGGGAGCTGTTCTTCCAGAAGGTGATCCCTGAGACGTTCGGAGCGCAGGGCCAGATCACGGTGGCGGCGGGCGCGCTCGTGCTGGACGCGACGGGCATCTGATGGCGCTGGATGCCACGGCTCGGCAGCGGGTGGCTGCCCAGTGGATGCGCGAGAACGTGATCTCGGTCAGCGGGTTCTCGAAGGGGGAGCTGCTGGAGGCGGTCGGCGCGGTCGATGACTGGATCGACGCGAATCAGGTGTCGTTCAACCAGGGCTTGCCGACGGCGTTCCGGGCGGGGGCGACGACCGCTCAGAAGGCGATGCTGTTCGGCTTCGTGTTGTGGCGGCGGATCGGCCGGTTGCGGGCTGAGGAGGACGGCTGATGGCTGCCGAACTGTATCTGGCCCCGGAGGAGGCGGCGTTCGCCGCGACGGCGTTCCCGCAGCCCGTGAAGCCTTACGGGACGAGCTTCCCGGTGACGGGGCTGGCTTTCGACGCCACCACCGCCGAGAGCGCCTATTGGAAGTTCAACCCGGCCGCGTACGCCAGCGGCGACCTTACCTGCGATGTGCTGTGGTACGCGGACACGTCGACGACGGCCGCGCACGGCGTCGCCTGGCAGGTGGCCATCGCTGCGATCACGCCGGGCGTGGACACCGGGAATGTGGAGACGAAGGCCTTCGCGACGGCGCAGCAGGCGAGCACGGATCTGGGCTCGACGGCCGCGCAGAAGCTGATGAAGACCACGGTCACGATCGTGAACCCGGACGGGCTGGCGGCCGGGGATGAGGTGTGGCTGCGGGTCACCCGGTTGGTGTCGGACGCGGCTGATGACCTGACCGGGGACGCGATCGTCACCAGCGTGCGCCTGAGCTACAGCTAGGAGGCGGCGCTCGTGGCAGTCCGCTTCTCCGCCGAGGCGCAAACCTACAACCGCGCCGTGGCGCTCGGCTCCCAGTCGGCCTACTCGGTGGCGTGCTGGGTCAAAATAGTCACGGACCGCAACGCCTTCTCCTCAGCTTGGTGTCTAGGCGACGGCGTCTCCGGCGACGTATTCGCGATCCTGCAGACGTCCGGCACCGGCGTCGACATGGAGTTCATCACCTCTGCCAGCTTCACCGCCGTTCCGATTGCCACCATGACGGTCGGCGGCTGGTACTTCTTCGGCGTGGCAATGAACGGCGCGACCGGAAGCGCCGTCTACCGCACCCCGACGACCGGATTCACCACGGTCGCCATCGCCAGCCAGGGCGCGATCGTGCACCAGACGCTCCAGCTCGGCCGGTCGATCTACAACGGTGAATGGCTCAACGGCAGCGTGACCGCGTTCAAATGGTGGGGCGCAACCCTCACCACGGCCGAACTCCAGCAGGAAGCCTCCACCTACACGCCCTACCGGACCGAGAGCCTGCGCGCCTGGTACCCCCTGCTCAGCCCGGAGACGGCCGACTACTCCGGCAACGCCCGCACCTTGTCCGGCGGGACCGGCGCCACCGTCGAGGACGGGCCGCCGATCTCGTGGGGGCCTGCCCGCCGCCGCATCTGGATCTCATCGGGCGCGCCCGTTGTCGAGGCGACAGGTACGGCCGCTGCCGCACTCGGCTCGACCGCGACGGCCCGCAAGGTGGCACCGGTCACCGGCATCGCGTCACTCGCCGCAGCCGGACAGGTTGCGGCCCGCAAGGTGGGCCCCGCCACCGGCCGGGCTCTCATCGCGGCGACCGGCACCAGCACGGCACGCAAGACCACCCCCGGCACCGGAGTGGGCTCCCTGGCGGCGGCAGGCCGGTCCGAGACGCTCAAGGCCTCCCCGGCAGCCGTCAACAGCCTGCTCGCCGCCGCAGCCACCAGCACGGCGGCCAAGGTGGGCGTCACGGCCGGCCTCGCGCCGGCCGCGCTCACCGCCGTCGGTGCCAGCACCTCCACTCACGCGAGCACGGCCACCGCCACGACGGCAGCCGCCGCCACCGTGGCCGCACGCAAGAGCGCGCCCGCCGCCGCGCGAGGATGCCTTGCCGCCGCCGCCAGTTCGACCGCTGCCAAGACCGCCACGCCCATCGTCTCCGCCGAGCTGGCCGCCACGGCGACCGGCAGCGCGGTCAAGGTGGGCGTCGCTGCGGCGGACACGACGATCGCCGCGGCCTCGCACGTTGCGGCGGCCAAGGTTCTCCCGGCAGTCGGCCGCACGCTGTCCGCGTCCGCGCCGGTGGCCACCGCGCGCAAGAGCGCACCGGCGGCCGGGATGGCGCCCGTGCTCGGCTGGACGCGTGTCGTCTTCTTTCCCGTGGCCGCAGTCACCGGCACTGCGGGACTGGGTGTCGCAGCATGGTCGGTCGCCGCCAAGACTGTTCCGGCCGCGAGCGCCGTCGATGCGGCGCTCGTGGCCACCTCGGAGGCCGCCAAGTCGCTGCCCGTCACCGGGCTCGCCGCGGCCGCCTTCAGCACCCGCCGGTCCGAGGCCGTCGCCCGCGCTGTCACCGGTGTCGCGTCGCTGGCCGTGGCCGCGCGCGGGTTCGCCGTCAAGGTCGCGGTCGTCGAGGGCCAGGCGCAGCTGGCCGTTAGCCAGAGCGGCGCGGCCCAGCATGTCGCCACGCCGACGACCATCGCTGCTCTCGCGCTCGCAACCTCGGGCACGTTCGGCCACCTGGCGTCGGCAGTCGCCCACACCGGCCTCGCCGTGCGCGGCCAGGCGGCCAGCGGCCACCTGGCGACCGCCACCGGCCGATCTCTGCTGGCGGTCGCCGCCGTCCGTGGCATCCCGACGGTGTCCAGAGGCGTGATGAGGGCGCGACTCCGGCAGGCGCCGGGGGTGGTGCCGCGCGCGCGGCCGGGACCGGCTGCGGGAGCCGCAGTTCGGAGCGGGGCGGTCGCGAGGCCAGTGGACAGGCCAGGGCCGGACATGACGGGGGGTGAGTGATGAGCTGGGATCTTGAGGACGTTGTCCCGTTGTCGATCACGATCGCGGATGCGGATGGCGTGCTGGCCGACGCGGGCTCGGTCTCGTTGACGATCACTACGCCGGACGGTGTGGACACCGTTTTCGGCCCGATCGCCTCGACGACGACCGGCGTCTACGACCACAACTATGCGACCGTCCAGGCCGGGCGGCATGTGGTCCGCTGGGTGGCCTCCGGCGCCAACGCGAGCGCCTACACGGATACGTTCGATGTGCAGCCCGTCGACGGCGGCGCGTTCATCTCCTTGCGCGACACCAAGAACTTCCTTCGGAAGCTGACCGATGAGGACGATGAGGACCTACGCGGTTTCATCGCCGCCGCCTGTCAGGCGATCGAGGATCGGATGGGGCACGTCGCGCCGGTGACGGTGACGGCCGACCGGACGCCGCGCCGTGGCGTGATCGTGCTGCCGGAGCGGCCCGTCATCTCGGTGACGTCGGTCGTCAAGCTGCCCGGCGGCGCCGCGATCCCGGCTGCGGACGAAATGGCCGGGACGGACGGCTGGAAGCTGGAGAACGCCGAAGGCGTGCTGAGCGTGCCCACCTCTTCGAGTCGGGTGCGGGTGACGTACCGTGCTGGCCGGAGCCCGTTGCCCCAGAACTTCCGCTTGGCCGGGCTCGACCTAGTGCGGCACCTGTGGCAGGGCAGCCAGCACAACGGCGCTGGCGGCCGGCCGACGCTGGGCGACTCGGATGCGATCGCCGCCTCGGTGCGGGCGTACGCGATGCCGTATCGGGTGATGGAGCTGCTGGGTCTGAAGAAGACGCAGGAGCGCGACGAGATCTTCGTCGGCTGAACTTCTCGGGCCGTCCGCGCCCGCCATTTCAGGGTCAGGTTCAAAGCGACCCTCAACCGGCCAGGAGGCCATAGCCCATGTCCACGATCCCTGCCGCTCTTGACGCGCTGGTGGCGCTCGCTGAGCGTGCCTGGCCGGATGTGCAGGTGCTCGATGGCGGGCCGACGACACGCGTCGAGGCGGACGTGATCGAGATCGGTTACAGCGGCAGCCCGAGCGAGCCGGACATTCGGTCCATCATGACGCGCGAGCAGTTGGAGATGCAGCCCGACCTGGAGCGCTACGACGTGATGTGCCTGGTGTCGGCGTGGCGGGGTGACGCCCACCGGGATGGAAAGCCGGACGCCCGCACCACGCGCACGAGGGCGTTCGAGCTGCTGGCCGGGTTCCGTGACGAGCTGGGCCGGGATTCGCGGCTGGGCGGTGCGGTGCTGATGGCGCGGATGTCCACCCTGGATGTGATCACCGATCAGACGTCGGACGGCCCGGTCTGCACCGTGCGCTTCCAGGTGCATATCGACGCGTTCGCGGTGGCGTGATGGCCGAACCCACAGATGCGTCGCAGGCGATCCGGCTCCTGGCCAAGCAGCTCGACGGCATCCCGAAGGAGCTCCGCCAGAAGCTGCGTCCGGCGCTGCGGGCGGCATCTGAGCCGATCGTTCAGGACGCGAAGGGGCGGGCGTCGTGGTCGACGCGGATCCCCAGGGCGATCTCGATGAGCGTCAGGTTCAGCCGGGATCCGGGCGTGCTGATCCGGGTGCGCAGGTCGGTGGCGCCGCACGGCCGCGCCTACGAGGGCATCACGGGCGCCAGTGACTTCGTGCATCCGGTTCACGGCCACCGGGACCGCGAGGTGGCCGAATCGACGCGGCCGTACCTCGAGCCTGCGGTGCGTGCGGCGGCGGACAGCGTGCTGGCGAAGGCGGCCGGGGTCGTGGATCAGGTGGCGCGAGAGCAGGGCTTCCGATGATCGAAAGGAAATGCTGATGGCCTTCAGGCTGCAGTCGCTCTTCAAGCTGGACGCGGAGCTGACGTCGCCGCTGGACCTGTCCACGCCGACGAACCCGCTTGCGGTCGCCCGCCAGCTGGTGCTGGCGCAGGGTACGGGCGCGGGGCAGGCGGACATGATCTGGTCCGATCGGTTCACGATCGCTGCCAGTGCTACGCAGGCGGTGGACCTGGCAGGGTCGTTGGCCGGCCCGTTCGGCGGGACGCTGACCTTCGCCCGGATCAAGATGGTCGTGGTCATGGCGGCGGCCGGCAACACCAACAACGTCAACGTGGTCAGCGACACCACCAACGGGCCGCTGCTGTTCCTGGCCAAGGGCGACGGTATCCCGGTCAAGCCGGGCGGCCTGTTCACCTGGTTCGACCCAAGCGCGGGGGGAGCGGTGATCACGCCCGGCACCGCAGACCTGATCAACCTCGTCAACTCCGCCGCGGGCACCCCGGTGACAGTTGACGTGGTCATCGTCGGCGCGAGCGCGTAGGAGAACGCATGGAAACCGTGTGGATCTCACACCCGCATCTCGACGACCGGAAGGTTCAGGTGCCCGCGTCCTCGCTGCCACACCATCAGCGCGCCGGCTGGGAGGAGACGGATCCGCCGCCTCCACCTCCGCTCCCCGTCCGAAAGGACGCCGAAGAGACCACAGAAGCCCCGGCAACGGCCGGGGCTTCTGCTTTGCCCGACGAGTCGCCGCGTGGTCGGCGTACCACCACCAAGGGGGATAAGTAATGGCTGCTACGCCGATCACTCCGGCTTCGAGGTTCTTCCGGCCTGGCATCACTAAGTGCTACTGGGTTCCAAGCATCGCGAACATCAGCGCGCCGACCAGGTCGGAGCTGAACGCGGGCACGGACCTGTCCAAGGACGTCGCCGACATCGCGGGCTGGATGGTCACCGGGCAGGCGATTCCCACACCTGACCTGAACTCGCGCTTCGTCGGCAACATCCCCGGCCTGACCAACGCCGACGAGTCGAGCATCACCTACTACGAGTCCGAGGACGGTGTCGACGCTCGCTCGCTGATGCCGCGTGACGAGGACGGCAACGTCGTGTGGCTGGACGGCGGCGATGTCGCCGGAAGGTTCATGGACGTGTTCCCGACCCGGGTGCTCAGCGTTGGCAAGTCCCGGTCGATGGGCGCTGAACCGGCCAGGTTCACCACCCAGTACGCCATCACCGACGAGCCCGCCGAGAACGTGGTGATCCCGGCGTGAGTCTGCGCGAGCGCCTGCTCAACCGTCCGCGCCCGTCCGGTACGTGCCCCGTACGCGTCGAGGACGACACCGAGGCGCGTCAGGAGGTTGAGCAGGCGCGCATGCTGCTCAACCTCCTGGTGATGCAGGGCGACGCCGCAGACAAGGCGGCGGTCCGCAACGCCAAGGCGCGGCTGAAGAAGGCTGAGCAGGCGCTCAATGCGTGCTACGAGTTCGTCACGCTGCGGGCGCTGCGACCGGACGACTTCGAGGCGCTTGTGGATGTGCACAAACCGCGGCCGGGGACGGACGACCGGACGTGGAACAACGAGACATTCCCGAAGGCGTGCTTCTTCGCCTGCGTCGAGTCGGATCTCCTCTTGGAGGACTGGGAGCAGATCTGGACGACGGTTCTGTCCAACGCCGAGCGGATCGAGCTCTCCAACTCGGCGATCAGGGTCAACATCCGGGTACCGGACTCCAGCCTCCCAAAAGGCTGGGCGCAGATCGAAACCTCCGGCTAGAGCTGGACGTCTGCGCCGAGTACCGCATCCCGCACTCCGTGTTCCTGTCTTGGCCGGAGGACGACCGGGCGAAGGCGACGTGGCACCACATCTGGCGGCGGCAAGAGTGCCAGCACTGCGGCACCCGCGAGGAGGAGTGGGACGAAGCGCAAGGCGGCCACCGCCACGCCTACGCCGCCGAACCGCGTAGGTGCCGCGGCTGCGAGGTCAAGGAAGCAGCCCAGCAGACGGTGACGCCCGAACACGGCCGCGGGGTCTACATCACGCTGATCCGCAATGAGGAGGTGGCCCGTGGCAACCCGTGACCTGGTCATCGCCCTCAAAAGCAAATGGGACGGCGTGGGGCTGGAGCGCGCCGACAAGGGTCTCAAGCAGACCGAGCAGTCCGCGAAGAAGTTCACGGGTGAGCTCGAGCGGATGGAGCGTCAGGCCCGGCAGCAGGCCGCGGCGCTCCAGCAGGCCGGCGCCCAGGCCGACCGGTTCGGGCAGCAGCTCGAAGATGTCGGCCGGACCTCCATCAAGACCCGCCGTCTGCTGGAGGACGCCACCCGGCGGCTGCCGGAGATCGAGGTCACGGCGGACACGAGTGACGCCGAGCGGCAGGTGGCGGACCTCTCGAAGCGCCTGCAGGACCTGTCCGGGAAGAGAATCGGGATCGACCTCGACGCCAGGGCCGCGGCGGATGAGGCAGAACAACTACGCCGCGAACTGACCGAGCTCGCCGCGATGAATCCCGAGGTGTTCGTCGGCGCCAACGTCGAGCGCGCCATCCGCGACTTGGACAAGGTCGAGCGGGAGGCCCGTGACCTTGACCGCCGCATCACTGTCCAGGTGGACGTAGACGGCGCATCGGCGTCCGCTGCCGCGATCGGCATGATCCAGACGGCGCTTACCGCCATCCGCGGGACCGGGCCTATGGCCGGCGCCGCGGTGGGGGCCGCGCTCATGTCCCTTCCGGCGGTAGCGGCCCTTGCCGCGTCCGCGATCACGGTAGGGCTTGGTAGCGCGCTGGCCGGGATCGGTCTGGCTGCGGCGCACGGCAGCGATGCCGCGCAGGACGCGATCGGCCAGCTGCGCGAGTCCGTCACGCGCGAAGCCGAGCAGATGGGCGTGCCCTTCGAGGCCGTCTGGACTGTGATCGTGCAGTCCGCTGAGCGGGAGCTGGCCGAGCTGTCGCCGGTGATCCGCCGTAACCTCGCCGAACTTGCGCCGGAGTTTTCGGACTTCGTCGAGCAGAGCATCGATTCCCTGTCGGAGCTGGAGCCCGCCATCGACGGCATCGAGCGGGCGTTCTCCGCCGTGCTGCAGCAGCTTGGCCCACGCATGCCGGAGATCATGCAGCACCTGGCCGCCGCGATCCTCGCGGTCGTCGGGGCGCTGGAGAAGGATCCGGCGCTGGTGGCCGACTTCGCCGTCGGCATGGCCCGCCTCGCCGAATGGACCGGCAACGCGGTCGCCTCGCTGGCGAGATTCGCGCGGACGGTGCAGGAGAACGCGGCGGCGTTCAAGGCCATCGCGGTCCTGATCAACCCGGCGGCCGGGGCTCTGTTCAACTTCGGTGTCGAGGCGGCCAAGACCGGCAAGGCCAACGTCGCCATGGGGCAGTCCGGTACGCAGGCGGCGCAGGGCTTCAAGGTGATCAGTGAGTCCGCTGATGAGGCCAGCGTGAAGATGCGTGAGGGCTGGGCGTCGGCCCACGCCAGCTTCATGAAGCTGGGTGAGGTGATGTCGTCGGCTCAGCAGCGGGCGTCCGGGCAGGAGAGCGCGGCGCAGGCGCAGGCGCGCGCGGCTGAGGTGCAGCGCCAGGGCGCGGAGAAGATCGCGCGGGCGGAGCGGGACCTGGCCGACACCCAGGAGCAGAGCGCGGAACGGGTGGCCGCCGCCAAGCAGCGGGTCAAGGACGCGCACAGGTCGGCCGCCGAGGCGGTGGAAGCCGCCCAGTCCCGCGTGCGGGACGCCCAGGCCGGGGTCACCGCGGCGATCGAGCAGGGCACCCAGAGGGAGGCGGACGCGCAGCGACGCGTGCAGGAGGCGCGCGAGCGAGTGGCGCAGGCCGGCGTGGAAGCCGGCCGCCGGGTCGAGGACGCCGCACGCCGAGTGGCTGACGCCCAGGCTGATGCGGCGGCGCGGCAGGTGGACGCCAACCGGCGCGTGGCCGACGCCCACCAGCGCGTCCAGGAGGCGGTTGAGGATCTCACCGCCGCCCGGGCGCGGGCCCAGGAGCGCCTTGAGGATCTGATCGCCGCCGAGTCCGGCGCTGCCATGGACGAAGAAGGCGCGGCCATCGCGATCGAGCGGGCCCGCGAGCGCATGAACGAGGTCAACGCCGACCCCGAGGCGAGCGACCTCGACCGGCGCGAGGCGGATCTCGCCTACCGGCAGGCGCTGGAGCGGCTGACGGAGATCCAGAGCCGCAACGCCGAGCTGCGCGAGGACATCGCGGACGCGCAGCAGCGAGGGATCGACGGCTCGACCGAGGTCGTGGATGCGCTCGGCCGGATCGAGGACGCCCGCCGGGCGGAGGCTGAAGCTGAAGATGCCGCGGCCCGCCAGCGGGAGGAGAACGCCCGCTCGATCGCGGACGCCGAGCGGGGCCTGGCCGACGCACAAAGCGAGGCGGCACGCCAGCGGCAGGACGCCACCCGGTCGCTGGCCGAGGCTGAGACCGAGCTGGGCCGGGTGCGCACCGAGACGGCCAAGTCGGTGAAGGAAGCGCAGGAGGAGGTGACTCGCGCGGAGAAGGATGCCGCGCAGGTCGCCAAGGACGCCTCCCGCGACGTCAAGGAGGCCAAGGCCGAGGCCGCCCGCGTGGTGCGCGACGCCGCCCGGGAGATCGTCGAGGCCGAACAGAAGGTCCGTGACACCAGGCAAGAGGTAGCGCGCGAGACCCGCGACGCCAACGACTCCGTCTTGGAGTCATGGGCGAAGCTCCGCGGCGACGCCCAGCTCACCAGCGAGCAGCTGCTCGCCGAGCTGGAGAAGCAGGTCAAGGATCAGGAGGAGTGGCGCGCAAACCTGGTCAGCCTCGCCGGTCGGGTGCCGCCCGAGATGCTCGACGAGCTGGCCAAGCTCGGGCCGGGCGCGGCCGGGATCGTGGCCACCGCGGCGGACATGAGCGGGGCCGAGCTCGCCAAGTTCATCGGGCTGTACGGCAGGAGCGGCAAGGAGGCCGGCGACACGTTCGCCAAGAACCTGGACGAAGCCGAAGACGTGCTGCGCAAGATCGGCTACCGGCACGGCCAAGCGGTTGCGGACAAGGTCCGGGAAGCGATGGACGGCGGCCGGCATTCGGTGTTCGAGGCCGCGCGCCGGATCGGCCTCGCGATCGACGACGGCATCATGGGCGACCGCGTCGTGACGGTCCGCACCGAAGTGCAGGAGCACGGCGCCCGGCTGTCGAACCAGGCCGACGGCGGCATCCTGACCTACGCCAACGGCGGCATCCGTAGCTTCGCCGCCGGCGGCGAGCACCACATCGCCCAGATCGCCAACGCCAACACGATCCGCATGTGGGCGGAGCCGGAGACCGGCGGCGAAGCCTACATCCCGCTGGCTATGAGCAAGCGGGCCCGCAGCGAGGACATCCTCAGCGAGGTCGCCAGCCGGTTCGGCGGGCGCTTCTTCAAGACGATGCCCGTGTCGCGGTCACCCGTGTCGGCGGACGGCGGCATGTACCGTCCGGCGCCGGTCTACAACGTCACCGTCAACGGCGGGATGGACACGGGCGCCGAGATCGGTGCGCGCGTCGTCGAGTCGATTCAGCAGTACGAGCGGCGCTCGGGCGCGTACTGGCGGCGCACGTCGTGAGCCTGCCCGAGGTCTCCCTTGAGATCATGTTCGACAGTCCGACCTGGACGAACGTCACCCCGTACAACGCTGGCGGTATCACGACCCAGCGCGGATCGTCCCGCATCGACGGCCCGGTGATCCGTTATGACGCGGGCACCGCGTCGTGCCGCCTGGACAACACCGACCGCCGCTTCGACCCGACGCACCTGAGCGGCCCGTACGCGACCGGCACCCGCACCAAGGTCACCGCGATGCGCCCGATCCGCATCCGCGCCGTCTGGGACTCGACCACGTACAACATCTTCCGGGGCTACATCGACAACTGGAACGTCGACCACGTCGCCGACATCTACAGCGAGGTGCTGGTCACAGCGACGGACGGGTTCAAGGTGCTGAACAACCGGCGCCGGGCGGCGGTGGCGCCAGTGGGGGCGGGCGAGGACTCCGGCGACCGGGCGGACCGCATCCTGGACTCGGTGGACTGGCCGACCATCGATCGAGAGGTGTCCCTGGGCAACAGCACGCTGCAGGCGACCACCCTGGAGGGTGACCCGCTGGCGGAGCTGCAGGCGGTCGCCGAGTCGGAGATCGGCGAGCTGTACATGGACGCGGCAGGGCAGGTCGTGTTCCGCAACCGCCACGCGATCCTGCTGGATTCCAGATCCAACACGGTGCAGGCCACGTTCGGGACGGCGGGCACTCGCACCCCTGCGAGGGCCAAGCTCGTCACCGACGACGCCACGCTCTGGAACGAGATTCGGGCGACGCGGGAGGGCGGCACAGAGCAGGTGCTCGGTGACACCGCGAGCCAGGACGAGTTCCTCATCAAGACGTATCAGGCGTCGGGGCTGCTGCTGGAAGAGGACACGATTGTCGCCGGCTACGCGTCCTGGATCTTGTACGTGTCGAAAGAACCGGAAGTCAGGTTCGACTCGATCGAGATCCACGCGCACGCCGACCCAGACACCCTGTTTCCGCAGGTGCTCGGACGGGAGATCGGTGACCGGATCCGCATCATCCGCCAGCCGTCCGGTGGCGGTGACCCGATCGAGCGGGACGTGTTCATCCGTGGGATATCGCACGTCACCGGCCCCGGTACGTGGATCACCACGTGGGCGCTCCAGAGCGCAACGAAGTACGGGTCTTTCTTGGTCCTCAACAATTCGATCTTGGGAAAGCTGGATCAAAATGCGCTCGCCTACTGAGAGGAGGCGTCCGTGACCGCGAAAACCTTCCTCCCGGGCGAGGTCCTTTCGGCCGCCGACGTCAACGAGTACCTCGCCGCTGGCTACTGGCGGCGCATCGGACGCAACATCATCTCGTCCGGATCGCCGGTGTCATCGGTGTCCTTCAGCAGCATCTCCAGCGGTTTCCGGGCATTCCGGATCTACTGGGACGCCCGCATCACCGGCACCGGCAACCTGCGCCTGAGGTTGAACAACGACTCGGGGAACAACTACTACACGCAGAGGCAAGAGTCCTCCGGGGCTTCAACCAACAGCTCGCTGGTCGGGCCTATCGACGGCTGGCAGATCACCCTGTTCGCGGCCAACCACACAAGCAGAGGCCAGGCGACGATCTCGAAACCCAACAGCGGCGACGTCGCCTTCATGACGGGCGAGAGTATCTACGCCGCCGCAGCGACCGCCCCGAGCCGGTACAACTTCGGCGGCGGCTGGACCAACGTCGCCTCGCTCATCAACCGGGTCGACATCGTCCTCACCTCCGGCACCTTCTTCGGCTATGTCGCTCTCGAAGGCATGCCGGGATTCTAGTGACCGTGCCCGACGACCGCGACAGGGTGCCGTACCCATCCCGCAAGGAGGCGGCGTGACGATGCCCGCAGAGGAGCCGACCCTGGGCGAGGTGGCACGGCTGTTCCCCGTGTCGGCATAGGACGGTCCCAGCATCCTCTGACGCCCGCCCGCGCCTGCCCGCATCCGGGATACCCCCAGATCGTGCCGTCCGCCGCTTGAGGGTGCCGGCGGACGGCACACCCTTCTACGGCGAGGAGTGACGTGACCGATGCCCCATCCCCGGGCGAGCTCTCCCGCCGGATCGACCAGGTGAACATGTCGCTGACGCAACTCGTCCAAAGGACCGAGTACACAGCGGAACGACGCTACGACGACCGGCGCATGAGCGAGATCGAAGCCGACGTAGTGGAGCTTCGCCGACAGCTCACCGAAGACCTGAAGGCACTGAAATCCAGCATCGACACCGCCACAGAGAAACGCGGCACCAACATCCGGCAAGCCGTGTTCGCCGGCGTGTTGCCAGCAGTTTTGGTGCTGCTCGGCATCGTGGTGCAGATCTGGCTCGCCCGACAGGGGGCGTGATGGGCGCGCACGTGCGGCGGATCCGCCGTAACTGGCTCGTCTTGGCCGCTGCCGGGGTGATCGGCGTGCTGGTGGTGTTCATCTCGATGCAGATCCACGCGCTCGGTGAGCAGCTACGCAAAGCCGAGGAGGACAGCCACGTGCTCGCTGAGCAGGTGGAACGACTCGGCGGCACGCCGCTGGTGTCGCCTGCGCCGATCCCGACCGGTGAGCGCGGCCCTGCCGGGCAGCCCGGTCCTCGGGGCGAGCCTGGCCCTTCGGGTCCAGCCGGGAGAGACGGGAGTCCGGGCCCGGCGGGCAAGCCAGGCAAGGATGGCACTTCCGGCCGCCCAGGCCCGACCGGGGCGCAGGGACGCCCAGGCCCTCAGGGTGAGCCCGGAGACACCGTCACAGGTCCGCCCGGGTCGAAAGGGGACAAGGGCGAGAACGGAAAGGACGGCGCGGACGGCGCGGCTGGCCCAAAGGGTGAGCAAGGCGAAAACGGTCCGCCACCCGCCGCCTGGACGTTCACCCACCTCGGCGTCACCTACCGGTGCACGCCAACAGAGCCAGAATCCACCACCTACACCTGTGAGCCGGGAGGCTGACAAATGCAGCTTGTGAAGCGTGCCGAGTTCGGCTGGGGCACGACAGGGGCCGCCTACGCGAAACCCCGGCAAGGCCTAGTCATCCACTACGACGGGTCCGACCAGGGCCTCGCCGGTAAGCCGCACGCGTCCTGTGTGGACTACTGGGTTCGTACCCGCAAGTTCCACACCGGGTCGAACCGGCAGTGGGTCGACATTGGCTACTCGTTCGGGGCGTGCCCGCACGGCTACATCTTCGAGGGCCGCGGCGAGGGCCACGCCCAGGCGGCACAGCCGGGCGGCAACACCACCTGGTACTCGGTGACGCTCATGTCCGGGCCGGGCGAGAAGCCGACGCCGCCGCAGATCGAAGCCGTCCGCGAACTGCGTGCGTATCTGATAGGCCGCGGACTCGGGTCGGCGGTGAAAGGCCACCGCGACTTCTACGCCACCTCATGCCCCGGCGATGAGCTGTACCGGCTCGTCCGGGACGGCACCTTCACCAAGAGCCCCGAAGGCTCAACCAAAACCACCATCGAGGAGGACGACGTGAGCGCCAAAGACGTGTGGACGTACGAGATCCCGGTCGAGTGGGGCAGCGAGGACAACCCCGCGTGGCAGGCCAAGTCCATTCTGGTCAACACCGGGCAGCGGGTCCGCTCCCTGGAAGCCAAGGTCGAAGAGCTGACGGCTGCGGTGAAGGCGCTGACGGACACTGTGGCAGCCAAAGCCAAGTAGGTGACGCGTTTCTGGCTGCAGTACTGGCCGTATCAGACGTGGCTGCCACGGCATCCCGAGCCCGTAGAGCAGCACGAGCCCAGAGACGGGCGCATCCCGGGCCTCATCGACGAGGCCAACTGACCGGCTCTCCGTTGAGAGTCGCCCCGGGGCGCACCGCCGTTGTGGTGCGCCTTTCGCATGTCCCCCATCCCGAGGAGCACCCTCAGATGAAGTCTCTGATCCTGTTCACCGCGCTGGCCACGGCTGGCGTCCTGGCCGGCGTACCCGCGTCAGCGGCCAGCACCGCCGCCCCGATCGCCAACCTGTCGATCACGCAGGTCGGCTACAACGCCAACGGCTCCGACACCTGGTGGAACCGCAACAAGGAGTACGTCGAGATCTCGGCCAGCGCGAACGTGAACGTGAAGAACCTCGTCGTCGCGGACTCGTGGGCGAAGAACAACGCCGGCGACAACGCCGAGAAATGCAACACCTACACCATCGCCGCGCTGCCCGGCGTGGAAGAGGTCGGCGGCGTGGTCACGCTGCCCGCAGGCGACAAGATCCGCGTCTACAGCGGGTCCGGCACCAACGCAAAGGTCGGCGGCACCTTCCGGCTGTTCATGAACTCGAAGTGCGGCTACCGCGGCCACTACCTCAACAACGGCGGCGACACCGTGTGGCTGACGCAGGCCGGCCATGAGGAGTGGTTCTCCTACAACTTCGACAACGGCTACTACGTCAAGCCGTAGCCGCCTCGCACAGTTTCCGCCCCGTGTGAGGGGCGGCGAGTCCCGAGGAGGGGCGCATGTCCATAGTCCACAGCGAGCCCACCAACAGCGAACTCACCGGCGAGCCGGCGCTCTGGCTAGGCCTCGCCTCCGGCGCCGTCCAGCTGGCTGCCGCGTTCTGGCTGCCCTGGTCGGATGGCACCGTCGCCATCGTCAACGCCGCCATCGCCGCGGCGTTCGGCGTGTGGGTTGCGTTCACCACCAAGGCGGACGACAACGGCGGCTCCATCAAGGGCGCCATCCTGGGCGCCGGCCAGGCATTTCTCAACCTGGGCATGGTGTTCGGGTGGGGCGTCACCGACAAGCAGTCGGCGGCCGTCTTGATGTTCATCAGCCTGGCGAGCGCGGTGTTCGTCCGGCAGACGTCGAAGCCGTCGGGTGCTGAGAAGGGCGCGCACGCGGGTCGGGACCTGTCCGGCCTGTGACGCCTGTCTGACGTCCCGCATCCTGGTTTTGCCCACAGCTTGGCTGGGTGCGGGCGGGGGCGGCTGGCTGCTCGGGACTTCCGGCCGCCCCAACCATCGTTGATCGGTGTCCCGACGCGAGACGCCCCGTCCTCCCCATGCGGGAGGGCGGGGCGTTTTCGTGCTGTCTGGCGTTCACCGGTCGCGGAGTCTGGGCCTGCCGTGTTTCGCCCGATGCGCGAGCACCAGCTCGTGCCACACCCGCCGGGCGTCCACGTACACGCCCCGGCCAGCCTCCTCATGCCCGCCCTCCTTGGCGTTGCGCAGGACGAGGTACTGGCCGCCTGCGCAAACCCACTCGTAGGCGCCGCAGCAGGAGGTTTCGATGACGCGTTCGCGTCCGTACGGGACGTGCTGCTCCCATGCGTAGTCGTCGGGGTGCCGCGTAATCTCGGCCATAAGGGTCGCACCTCCACCGTGCGATCAAGGGCCCGTCCTGGCGTCGACAGCGCTGGGGCGGGCCCGACGTTTCTCCTGAGGGTAGAGGCAAGCGTTCGCAAACGTCTGCCCCTGATGGCAACCGTGGGCGGTCGCAGGACCATGAGGGCGGACATTTACCGTCCATGCGCATGAGCATCGACCATGACGGGCCGACGCCGCTGTATCGGCAGTTGGCGGCGGTGCTGCGCGCCCAGATCCTGTCCGGGGAACTCCCAGCGGATCGGCCGATCCCGTCGGAGCAGCGGCTGATGCAGGTGCATGAGGTGGGCCGGGACACCGCCCGTAAGGCGCTGCGGATCCTGCGCGAGGAGGGGCTGGTGGAGCCGATCCAGGGGCGCGGCACCTTTGTGGTGCCTGAGGAGCGGCGCGGCGGTTCTTCGGGCTGATCTTGGGCGTGTGAGAGCCCCGGCCCGTGGGGAAGCGGGACCGGGGCTCTCATGTGCGGAGGGGGTCAGTCGTTCCATCCTTCGACGACCCAGCGGGGGATGATGCCCTCGCCGCCGCAGGAGTTGCAGCCGTCGCCATCACAGCCGGTGCATGTGGCGGGGTTGTCCTCGTACCAGGGCTTGTTGCCGGGCAGTGCCATCACGCACCCGTCCAGTGGGTGTGGACGAAGCCGCGCGCACAGTCCGGGCAGCTCGGGTCGGGGGCGTCGCCGGGGTAGGCAGGCCGTCCGTTCGGCCGCTGGAGTTCGGCGGGGATTGGCTTGTCGCACATGCAGCAGCGCACGCCCGCGCCTCGCCCTATACATCCTGGGCACATGGTGGTGCTCCTTCCTTGGGGTGGGTGGTCAGCCGAGCAGCTCGAGCAGCATGGCCTCGTGCGCTGCGAACACTCGGCCGCCGTAGACCTCCCGCAGATGCCACACGAGAGAGGCGTAGGTGCCCGCGCACACCCACTCCGCGCGCCGCGCATCGTCCGCCCCGGCCACAGCAGGCAGGTCCGCCTCGATGGTGCCCAGATGGATGCGGACGGGCACCGTCACCATCCATGCCTCGTCCGAGGCGCGCGGGTCCGGCACGTACCGCGCAGGCAGCGCACGCCAGGCGACGCCGTCCAGGCGCAGGCCGGTCTCCTCCCGCAGTTCACGCAGCGCCGCCGCCTCGGGATGCTCGCCGGGTTCGACGGTGCCGCCGGGCAGCGCCCAGCCGTGGCCGTCGCCACGCTCCACCATGACCAGCGCCCGGTCATGCGCGGTGTACGCGATGACGATGGCGTCCGCGCACAGCTGTTCCCCCCAGTGGCCGAGCTCGCCCCGGCCGTACCTGATGCCAGTCGGGGCGTGCGGGTTGAGCGGGCGTCCGTTGACCACCTTGAACGGGATCGCGGCGGCGGCCTGCCGGGCGGCCCAGTCGATCCTGGCGGGGTCGGTCTCCGGGTCTGCCCACCCCTCTTGGACGCCCTTGCCGAGCACGTCAGGGTGCGTGAACGTGCGGCCCATCACATGACCACCGTGATGTCGCCGACGACCATGTCGGCCTGCACGCCGACGACGGCCTGGCCGGACCGGACGTTGACGGTCGCGCCCTTGCCGCGCCTGGCCGGCTCCTGCTTGGGGGCCTTCGTCTCGTCCTCCTCGCCGGGCGGGACGACCCGGCCGACCTGGACGGCGGTGAAGCCGCTGCTGGCCACGTTCTTCTTGCCCATGCTGATCTCCTTCGTTGTCGCGGGGTTGGCCTGCTGGCCGGTCGCCCCGGGCGCTCCACCCGCTGTGCGGCGGATGGAGCACCCCGGACGGCCGGTCAGTCCTTCGGCGCCTCGCGGACCGTCAACGTGACGCCCGCCTTCCGAGCGGCCTCCTGGCGGCGCTTCAGGTCCTCGTCGCCGTGCGGCCTGAGCGGTGGCGGCTCACCCAGGCCGTCACCAAATCGCGTCATCATTGACTCTCACCTCCCGTACAGAGCCGTGTTATGGGTCGAGGGCGGGCATGGAACTCGACGTCCACGTCGGCGGCGTAGACGGAGCGGCGGCAGGTCGAGCACCGGTAGACGACCGGACCCTCGTCCAGCGCCGCAGTGCAGCGCGGGCAACGGCTGGTCATAGCGACCGGTCCCGGGCGACCGCGCGGCCGAGCGGCGGCAGTTTCGCCTCCGCGTCCCTGATGCGCTTCTGGCTGGCCAGGTGGCGGGGGTCGTCGTCGCTGTCCACGGTGGGTGCGTCACGCAGCGCCGCCGTGAGCTCGTCGCGGTCGGCCTTATCGCCGAGCAGCTTGCGCATAGTGCTCTCCTTCGTTCGGTGGCGGTGTTCGGTTTCGTTCGGATGGGAGCTAGTTGGTGGAGGACCTCGTCACGTAAGGGACGTGGATGCCGTGGCCCCGCGTGCAGGACCCGTCGTACGGGCCCAGCTCGCTGGCGCTGGTTGCGGTCGCAGCCGCACCGCATCCCTCGGCGGGGCACTTGGACTGGGCGAGCCAGCCACCGCGCGGATTCTGGCTGATCTTGTAGTTGATGTGTCCGGCGTACCGCATGCCGTTCTCCTCCTGGCCGATGAATAGAGCTGGCTGCTCCGGCCACCCGCCCAGCCCGGGGAAGGGATCTGGGCGGGAGCCGCAACGTCAGCGCTTGAACCTGCGGACGATGCCCTCCACCCCGTCCAGGTACTGCGAGTGGGTCATCCCCCCGGCGGCCTTGTCGAGCTGGTCGAACGCAGCCTGTGCGCCCGGATTGCCGCGCAGACTGCGTGACTCCCGCAGCAGATCCCGCAGCTCGTCCTCAGTCCTCTGTGCCATAGCGCTCTCCTTCGCGTGGGTGTGGAGCTGGCTGCTCCGGCCGTCCGCCCGACGCCCCTCATGCCGGGCGGACAACCGCAACGCCAGCGACCTATCAGGCGCAGCCCGCACACACGGCGTCGCCCTCACGGTTCGTCGTGGTGGCCTCACGGTCACCACACACGTCGCACCACGTCTTGCTGCTCCGCTGGCCGGTCAGGGCGAACCGGGCCCGGTCGTTGTCGCCGGGCGTCCGCTTCCTGGCCTCCTTGTAGAGAGCCGCCTCTCCTGCCAGCTCACTGAGGGTCGGCCTGCGGGTCTGGACCATGTGAATCTCCTTCGGTGTCGTGGAGCGGACGCTCCGGCCACCCGCCCAGTCCCGGGAAGAGATCTGGGCGGGAGCCGCAACGCCAGCGCCTACTGGTCGGGGCACTCGCCGGCCTTACAGCCGTGCAGGCGGCACACCGGGCAGCGGTCGGTTTTCTCGACGTGCGCGGGCAGGCCGTGCCCGCGCACCTGCTCCGCCGCTTTCTCGGCGCCGCGCTTGGTGGCTGTGGATTCGGCGGCCCGGCCGCGGATGATGACCTGCCACCGGCCCATCAGAACGACCCCCGCACCCTGCGGTCGGCCTGAGCCATCAGCTCCTTGGCCCTGGCCTCGCCGACCTCGCCGACCAGCTGGGCCTCAGCAGCCTTCCGCGCCACGCGGGCCGCGCCCGGATTGGTGGCCACCGCGGCGAGCTCGTTGCGCGCGTTCGTGGTCTGGCTCTGGCTCCTGGCTCTGGCGCGCTTCTCGTCGGGCATCCGGCTGCCGGCGCCTGCGTTCGCGAGCTTGTCGAGCAGCTTGAACATGATTCTCCTTCTGTTCTGGTCGGGTGTGTGGGGAATGGTGGAGCGGCTGCTCCGGGCGGCCCTCCCGAGGGGGTGGGAGAGCACCCGCAACCACCGCTGCTAGGGAAGAGGTGGGACCGGGCGAGAAACGGCCTCTGAGGGGTGTTCCAGCCCTCCGCAGAGGGCCATCTCCCTGACTCCCTGACAGGGAGTTCTGCAGGTCAGAGCCGCGTTTCCTGGGAGGGAGGCCGGTAGGGAGTTCTCCCTGCCTCCCTGCAAAACTCCCTGACCATTTCGATCACCGAGCATCGTCATCCACTGCCGAATCGTCCCGATTTGCGAGAGCCCGAAGGACACGCTCCCGATCAACGACCATGACCCCACCCGACTTGCGCGGAGCCGCGCTGGCGTCATCAAGAACCTTCGTCAAATCCGCGAACGCCCACTCGCGATACCGGCCATGTGCGAGCTCGGCCAGCCGATGAAGAACCTCCTGCGTACGCACCCGCGGCTCATCACCCAGCACCGCAGCGATGTCCGCGAGCGGATCCACCTGCTCGCCGTCGTCCACCGCGGCGGACATGGCCACCCCTTTACGCAGCGCCTTCGCCCGCTCGGCCACCTCGTCGGCATCCTTGCCCGAAATAAAGTGCGTGCGGATCGTCGTCGACGACTGGCCCGCCGGGAGCTTCACCCCGTCGCCGGCCACCACGAGGGTGCCCTTGTCGAGGCCCTGGCGGAGCTTGTGCGGGGCGGCGCCGCCGTCCACGGCCTTGTCGCCGAGCGCCATGCGGGCCTGCTCCTCGGTGCCGACGGCCAGCGACGCGCGGATGTGGGCGCCCTCCCGTACGAGCTTGGGCAGGTTCTGGTCGGTCGGATCCTGGGTGCCCTGCCACAGCACCACGTTTACCGCGCGGCCCTGGTTGTGAATCTTGCGGGCGGCCATGAAATACCTGCTCGTCGCCTTGGTTCCGCCGTACGGGGCGCCGAGCTTCACCTTGCCGTCGTCGGTGACGTACTCCTCACGGGCCGGGCACATGAACGCCACCTGCGCCTCATCCACGATGAGCACGAGCGGCTTGAACCTCGGGTCCGTGCGGGCCATCTGCCTCGTCACACCATCGGTGGCGCCGGAACGCTCCAGCGCGACGATGCGAGCCTCCATCTCCCGCACCCCCTCCTCCAGCATCTCCGTGGCGGCGATGACGTGGTCGTCGCTCGGACCCTGGATGAGGACCGTGGCCAGCCCGTCGAACATCCGCCAGTCGCCCACACCCTTCAGGTCAGCGATGCGAAACTCGACGCTGGCGTCCAGCGCCAGCCACAGTGCCAGCGCCCGCAGCGCGGCCGTCTTGCCCTGGTTGGACAGGCCGGTGATGAGCAGGTGCCGCTGCAGCAGGCTGATCAGGGCGGCGTCGCCGCGCAGGTCCTGCCCCCACGGGGCACGGCCCGTGTACAGGTCCGCGGTCAAGTCCGGGTCAATGGTCAGCGGGGACGGCCCGATCGGCTCGTCCAGCGCGCCAGAGTCGGCAATCCACAGGCGCACGGTGCGTGCGGCCTTAGGGATGGTGATGAACACCTCGTGCTCGTGCCGGTCGAGGTTCTCCGCGAGCTTGCGCCGCCGCTTCTGCACCTCCTCCGTGGTGACGCCCGACGGGAGGGTCACGTCGACCTCGACGCCGCACCCGGCGAGCCGGATCAGGCCGAGCATGCCCGCGCCGGCGTCACCCATCTCCTTGATCGCCTGGCGCAGCTTGGGGACGCCCAGGTCCCGCAGCGCAGTGACCACGATCGACGGGGTGATCGGCCCGCCGACGTCACGGGTGGCGGCACGCTCGGTCGGCGTGGACAGCCACTCCGGCGCCTCACCGCGGCGTCGGCCCTCACGCCACGCGGCCCACAGCATGGCGAGCGGAGCCACAGGCCACGCCCACTTAAGGACGGTCAGGATCAGCCGCAGCAGCCCACCCGCCAGCTCCCACACCGCGCCGAAGCTACCGACGCCGGTCGCCCAGACGACGACGGACAGGGCCAGCAGCAGCACCAGCGCGCCGAGCAGCGAAATCCCCAGGAACCGGGCCACGTTTAGCGCCAGCTGCGGCAACTCCATCAGCCGCGTACGGCGCTCGGCGACAGCCCGCGCCTTCCGTTCCGTCCAGTCGGCGAGCGCCTCCCGGTCGCCGGCGGCCTCGGCGGCGCGGATCTGGCGGCGGTAGACGCCGAAGGTTAGCGAGTCGTATGCCCTGACCAGCCAGGAGTGCCAGCCCTGGGCCACGGTGACGCCGTGCCGGGCGGTCGCCTTGGCCACCTTCACCGTCCCTTCGGACGGGCGGACGACCAGCACCCGGTCGACGACTACAGACGGGAGGCGACTCGACTTGGTGGGCCGGTCGGAGACGACCTCGCCCTCGTAGACGACCTGGTCGAGGTCCTGGTCGGGGCGCATGTCGAGCTCGTCGTGACGCTCGTCGGGCAGGTCGGGGGCGTCGTCGGCGTGCCGCAGCGGGACGAGCGTCAGCCGCGGCCGGTCGGGGATGCTCATGCGGTGCCTCCTACGGCGGGTCGGCAGGTGTACAGGACGGCGTAGGCGAGCGCCCCGAGCACGATCCGGGCAGCCTCGACCGCCGGGATGACCAGGCGGCAGACGTCGTTGAGGACGAGCAGGCCAGCGACGAGGGCGACGAGGAGGGTGCCGAGGAGGCATCCGAGGGGGCCGGTGTTGCGGGCGTGCGCCCGGTAGTCGGCGAGGCTGCGGGAGTCTTTATCGGCTGGGCGGAGGCTGAGCAGGGCGAACGCCAGGACGGCGAGGGCGGCGGTGAGCAGCGTGGTCATTGGGAGCCTCCGCACGGGGTCTGCTGGGCGAGGTGGACGCAGGTGGTGCAGCGGGGCGAGTAACCGAGGCCGTGGGTGCCGCACTTCGGCTCGGCGTCACGGTCGTGGAAGGCGTGGCAGCGCGGGCACTGGTAGCGGTGCATCAGCGGTACTCCTCGTCGATGCCGGAGTTCCAGCCGCCGCCTTCGGCGAGCCGGTCACGGACGGCGCGGGCGGTCGCGGTGGCGCACCTCAACGTGGTGCGGATCTTCTCCACGCCGGGCTCCTCGGGGAGCTGTCCGGCGGCGATCAGACGGCGGATCTGGGCCGCCTTGATCTCGATGTCGTCGGGGCCAGTCGCCCCCGACTCACCCCCCGACTCGAAACCCGCGTTTCCCCTGAGCGATCGGCCAGTCGCCCCCCGACTCGACAGCCCAAGATCCAGCCTCGTGAATGCGGCCAAAATGATCGGCAGAGCGATCACAATCGCGACCGCGACGATCGGCCCGAGCACGTGCAGGACGAGACTCGACAGGCTGAACTTCTCGCCGTCCGGCAACGCCCACGGCAGGTGCGGCCACGCGTTCATGCCGAACGTCAACCCCAGAAACAGCCACTCGATCCGCGTCAACGTCCGCGACTCGATCGGCTGCCCGAGCGTCGACAGGTACGCCCGCGCGCCCACCACCACCAGCAGCGCCAGCGACATGAACGGTTCGACGAACCACGCGAACACCCATCCGGGCGACCACTTCGCGGCGCCCTCGGAGGCGAACGCGTGCACGCCGGCCGTCGACCAGCCGAGCGCCAACGTGAGCGCGACCATGGCGCCGGCGATGAGGCGGCGGCGGGTACGCAGCACGCGGTAGGCGCGCGTCATCGGGTCCTGGGCGAGCATGTGGAGGCGTGCGGCTTCGAATGCCCTCTTCTGCTGCTTGCGCACCTTCGGCGTGTCGAGGAAGAGCGGGGTGTCGTCGCGCTGGAGCTCGGCGAGGTGGTGCGCTTCGGCGACTTCGGCGCGCAGGGCGCGGACGCGTTTCGTCTCGCCGCCTTCGAGGGGGACGAGCGGCCCGGCGGGCGGCTCGGGCTCGGGTGCGTGGTCGGCGACGTGCTGCTCCAGGGCGTCGAGGGCGCGGGCGATCTCCTGCGCGGTCGGCTCGCCGGGCGGCTCAGCGGGCGGGTTGGTGGTGGTCATGGCTCCTGCTTCGTGGCTGTGGGGTGGGTGGTGGTTCTGGCGTCGGGTGAGCCGCCCCGGCCCGTTGGTCGGGGCGGCAGGACTCGACGTCAGCGGCTAAGCGGTGACGAGCGCCTTGAAGGTGGCGCCGGGCTTGAACGCGGGCACGTGCTTGGCCTCGATGCGGATGGTCTGGCCGGTGCTCGGGTTCCGGCCGTCGCGTGCTTCCCGATGCGTCCTCTTGAAGGTGCCGAAGCCGATGAGGGTGACTTCGCCGCCCTTGGCGACCTCGGCCTGGATGGTTTTGGTGAGGGAGTCGAGGATCTCGGCGACGGCGGCCTTGCTCTGGCCAGACTTGGCGGCGATGGCGGCGGTGAGCTCGGACTTGTTCACGGGTTCTCCTTCGGTTGGTGGTGGAGCTGCTGCTCCGGACACGCGCCCGAGCGGGTCGGGCGCGATCCGCAACGTCAGCGCTTCCTGCCATCGCCCTTACGACCGGGAAGAGGCTCGCCGAGCATGGCGAGTAGCGCGGTTCCCGCTCTCTTCTGCGTGGCCACGCGAACCGGCGACCATTCCGGCCGGTGGGCGTTGTTCGCGACCTCGGACAGGCTGTCGAGGTACTCCTGCTGCTGCTTGTTCGAGGCCATGTCGTGCTCCTTTCACGTGGAGCGCTCTGCTCCGGGCGTCCCGCCCGACAGGGCCGGGCGGGCACCCGCAACCTCAGCGCTTGGCCGGCTGGTCCTGGTCGTCCTCGTCGTCGCCGACGGGGGGCGGGGTGGCGGGCATGGCGGAGTCGAGCTGGTTGGCGAGGCTGATCCGGAGGGCGAGGCGCTCCATGGCCTCCTCGTGCGGGGTCTTCTTCATTGCTTGCCGCACTTCGTGCAGCCGGGGTGCGTGCACCGGCCGCTGTCGGCGAGGGTGCGGGTGGCGACCGGCCGCTTGGCGTTGGCCTTGAGGATCTGGTCGAGCCGCTTCTGCGTGTCCTTGATCTCGGCGGGGCTCACGCGGTCACCGTCCGGCGGGCACGGTAGGCGGCGAGCGAGACGACGCCTGCGGGGATGGGCGGGGTGGCGCCGGTGATGTCGATCCCGGCCTGGTCGAGCAGCAGGGCGGCGCGGGCGGCGACCTTCTGGGCGTCTTCCAGCAGGGTTTGCAGCTGGTGAGGGTTGACGGGGATGTGGTGGGGGGCGGGCTGTGTCATGCTGGTTGAGCTCCCTCCGTGAAGCGGCGGTCGAGTAGTGGTTGTGGTTGTTGCGGGCGCCCCTGGTCTTGGCGGATGGGGGGCGCCCGTCCCATGTGTGGCCGGCATCAGAGGTTGATGTTGCTGAGGAAGACGGACAGCTGGCCGGCGGCGGTGATGACGCCGTCGAATAGGCCGCTGACGGTCTTGCCGGCCTGGGCGGGCTTGGTCAGCAGGTAGAAGGCTGCGAACGCGACGGCGGCGGCGATGGCGAGCTTCTTCTTCTTGCTCATGGGGTGGTGGTCCTTTCTGAGGTCAGGATGCTGACGGCGTGGGGGCCGGGCTGGTCGTCTTCCTGGAGCAGGGCATCGACGTCGGACTCGCGGTACCGGTACTGACCGCCTGGAGTTCGCGTCGAGGGGAAGCGGCCGGATCGCGCCCACGCGGTGACCGTGCGAGGGGCCACGTTGAACACCTCCGCAACCTCCCATCGAGTGAGAAGCCGCTCCGAAGATGGCCGCGACTGAGTTCTGGGCACGGCGAACTACCTCCAGGGCGTGATCAGGGAATCGGACATTCAGTCGTGTCTGCGCTGCTTGAGCGGACACGTACTCATGCTGTCTCTGGCAATCGCATAAGTCAAGCATTGCGCGAAAAATGCTTGAGATGGCGTAGGCTCAGAGAAGCCAGGTTCCGCGTTCCCGCACATCAGCCCCGTCCAGAGCTTCAGCTCAGGCGGGGCTGATTGCTATAACCGGCGCAACTTGCGAGCATTGATGTCGGGAATGCGAACCGGAAGGACGCGACATGCACATCGAATTCCTGTGGAAAGACGACACATCGGGCGGCGGCGGATGCCCCGCCCTCTACCGCGCCGCGGGCGGCTACGTCGTCCAAGGCAAGAAGCTCGACCCCGAAACCCGAGCGCAACTACGCCAACTCCTCGACGACGAGGACGGCGTGTTCGTCCCCGACAACGTCCTCGACCGCCTCAAGGACCTGGCATGACCCCAGGTCGACCGCTCACTTCAGAGGAGTTCGGGGAGGAGATCCACCGGTTCGAGCGCGACGCCTTTCGACTCGAACTCCAAGACCAGTACCTGGAAGACGAAGAGACGAACCTCTTCGCCGCATGGCGTCGCGGCGACCCCTTGCCGCCGACCGGGATCTACCAAGCGTGGTACGACCGCATCGCCGACCACGTCCAAGCCGGCCGACGCGTGGAGCGGGTCCGCGTTCAACAGGAGCCACCAACCCCATATCAGCAGTTTGAACGCTGGCTCGACCACTGGAACACGCAGGCCGGCGAGACTATGCGATACCTCACGCGGCAGCAGGCGCACGACATCGGCCTGCTGCCATCGGCAGGCAACACCGACTGGTGGCTTCTCGACTCAAGCAAGCTGATCGTCATGCACTTCGACGAGCAGGGCCACCGCATCCACAACGAGCTGGTCACCGACCCGCAGGTCGTGACCCAGGCGTGCACGTGGCGGGACCTGGCAGTCCACCACAGCGTCTTGGCCCAGGGCCGAGGCGCGCCCGTCTGAACAGAAGGAAAAGCCGTGGAATCCCTCCAAGAGTGGTTGACCCAGCCCGACGGCATCTCGACCCGCCTGCGACTCCTGCGCGCACAGGCGGGCCTGTCGGGGAAAGACCTCGCCGACGCGTACGACTGGGCTCAATCCAAGGTCAGCCGGATTGAGAACGGCCGACAGATGCCATCCGCCGACGACATCAAGGCGTGGGCGCAAGCGTGCGCCGCAGACGCGGACACGGTAAACGAGTTGCTGCGGCTCCGCGAGGACGCCGGGGTGATTCGCGCGACGTTCCGCGGTCGCATGAGCAAGGGACAGGAGCAGGTTCAGGCCAGCTATAACGACCTCGTGGCGGGCAGTAGCGCCGTCCGCCACTTCGAGACTGCATTCGTGCCCGGCCTGCTCCAGGTGCCGGGGTACGCGCGCAGCGTGCTCACTGAGATGATCGGGCTTCACAACCTCGACATCGACGACGTGGACGAGGCCGTAAGCGTGCGGATGCAACGCCAGCAGATGCTGTATGACCCCGCCAAGACCTTCGAGTTCCTTGTGTGCGAGCCGGTTCTGCGATGGTTGATCTGCCCGCGCGACGTGATGCGCGAGCAGCTTGACCGGCTACAGACGATGGTCGGCCTGCCGCGCGTGCGCTTCGGAATCATCCCCATGGGAGTTGATCTAGCCACCACGCCGCAGAACAGCTTCCAGATCTACGCCGGGGACAATCCGGTCGTCGCGGTGGAGACGTTCGTTGGCGAGACGTTCGCCCGTGGCGAGGAGGTGGACGTGTACGGCCGTGTCCTGGAGCGGCTGTGGCGCGACGCCGTGACGGGCGATAAGGCTCGGCGGCTCATCATCGCCGCGATCGAGGCTCTTGAACCGTAGTGGCGCAGGGATGAATGCGGGCGGCGAGCTACCAGCGGTGGCGGCGGCCGTCATCGTGGACGGCGGGCGGGTACTCCTCGCCCGCCGTCGCGTTCCGGAGGGCGCTCTGGTCTGGACCTTCCCCGCAGGAAAGGTGGAGCCGCGCGAGACTGCCGAGCAGGCTGCCGTACGGGAGACGTGCGAGGAGGTCGGCCTCGAGGTGTCCGCAGTGAAGACTCTGGGCGACCGCATCCATCCCGCGACCGGCCGCCGCATGATCTACGTCGTGTGCGAGGTGCTCGCCGGGCAGGCGCACGTCGCCGACCCCGACGAGCTCGCCGACATCGAATGGTGCTCACGCCAGCGGGTGGCCGAGCTGGTGCCGTTCCCGTTCTACGGGCCAGTCGCCGAATACCTGGACGGGCACCTCACCTAACGCGGCGGAGCCACCGAAGCAGACGGCAGCGGAGGCGGCGGGGCGTCCACAGGCGCCCGCCCCTCACTCTTGGCAAACACCGCCAACCCCACCAGCACAGCAACCAGCACAGCGCCGCCGGCCAGGATCTGCTTCGCCCGCACATTGCGGGTGTGCGGGGACACCCACGTGCGCCCGCCGCCCGGCCGCGCCCGGTAGTACCCCTTGACGTGACTCTTCTTCTTGGCCGCCATCCTTGGACCGTACGAACCGACGGTGAGGTCGCCTAGGCGGAGCGCGGGGAGGGTTCGCTGACGGGGATGCCAGGGGGGACAGGCTTGCCGTGCCGTCGAACCTGTGCCGCTACGCCGGGACGCGGCCCGTCCCGCCGCACGGCCGGCAGTTCACCCACTTCTGGGTGACGACCTTCCCGCCGCTGCCCGTCTCCACCTCGACCGGCTCGTTCCAGCCGCCCGCACCGGAGCACCGGCCGCACTGCTTGGTGGACTCGGACGCCTCCGCCGGCGGGGTGTACGCGACGGGCGGCCCGTGCTGGGCGGCGACCGCGTCGGCCTGCTCCTCGGTCAGGTTCGGGAGGGAGACGACGCTGCCGCGCAGCGTGGTGAGGATTGCGAAGTGGTCGCGGTCGTGGCTGGGGTCCATGGCACGACCGTAGAACGCGCGCCTGAGGGTCCGCTATCTGTTCGGGGATAGAAGCGGCTGGCTTGGCGGCCTGCCCTAAAACGTTAAGGTCGCTGACAAACGGCTGCTCCTGAGACGCCCCGTCCTGAATGGCAGAATTAGGACAGCCTATTCTTACGTATCAGATATAACCTGCGGATTTGCTGAGAAAACGAGCACATGTCACGATCCAATAACACGCCTTGCCCAACGCAGAAAGTAAGCGTTAGGTGACTGGAAGGCAGAGAACAGGACGAGTGGGGCGTCCCAAACCCAGGGCCCAAGCAGGGACCCCAAACACCAAGAGGAGGTGGCGGCGATCAACAACGACGTTGACCGACCCGACCCGACAGGCGAAGCCGCAGCGTACAGCTTCCTGCAACGCCGCCTCGACGAAGCCAACCGCGATCTCCGCGACGCCCAACGAGCAATCGGCAAGCTCACCCGCCAAATATGCGACCTCGAAATCGGGCAACCTCCACCCGAAGTCGAACACGCCCTGGCCATCCGCACCGCACGCATGCGCCCCCTCAAGGTCGAAGTCGCCGGACGCACCCTCTCCCTCGCCATCCCAGCGCAAGGCATCCAATCGCCGGCCCTACAGCGGCACATTTGGCGCACCCTCCACGAACGGTACGGATCACAGGAGCAGTAGAAAGTGCAGTCGCCAGATGACTGGGAAATCATTGAAGTAGAAAACCTGCTAGACACCCTTTTCCTGCCCGCCGTCGCCCGCAAAGACCCCGACGACGGCCACCTCATCATCGAAGTCGACGCAGCCCTGCGCGGCAAAGCCCGACGCGAAGCCATCCACGCCGCCGTAGAACCCCACCGGGACAAACGCTGGCACCACCTCCTCCCCATCCCCGCCATCCTCGCCGCAGGCTGGGAGGCCGTACGCGCCCACCAGCGGGCCGCCGTAGCCGCCGCCTCCGTCGCGGCCACCGTCGCCGCCGGAGCGCTCAGCCTCGCCGTCATCGAACGCGACCGGCCAGTCGCCACCGCAGCCCCCGCCGCGTCCAGCGTCCGCACCGTCACCATGCGGCTACCCGCCTCGACCGCGGCCAGCCGCCCGCCGACACGGACCACACCCGCCCGCACAACCAAACCGCCACCCACTCGAACCCGGCCGGCCGCCGTCGCGGCGGGCAACCCCACCCGACCGACCACCAGCCGCGCAGCCCCAGAACAGACCAGGCCGGCACGCAGCAGCCAACCCCAGCCGACCCGCACCCAGTCGCGCTCCCGCACGCCAGCACCCCAACCAGAACCGGAGACGACACCCACGCGCAGGGCCACACCATCGCGCGACCGAGAACCGCCCACGATCGCCGCCGGCGACTTCCAGCCGACCAGACAACCCTCACCAGACGACCGGCCTACAGTGGACCTGCCGGAGACCATCCCGGTGCCGGTCCCGCAACTCGAACCGACCCCGGAACTGGAGCTGCCAACCGGCGGCGCGAACTGCCGGCTGGTCGAGCTGGAGCTTGGCAAACTGGTTCGCGTCTGCATTTGACCTGCACCTCCTAGACCCTCACATCTGCCAGGGAGGCCTCATGGCGTACACGTTCGTGCGCGACGGCGTCATCTACGTGCGCTGGAAGAACTCCCCCGGCCGCACCCCGAAATGGCCCACCACCACCGAAAACACAGACACCGGCCGCCCCTTCGCCACGGAGAGGGAGGCGAAGCGGTGGGGCGGCGAGCAGGAGGTGAAAGCCAAACTCGGCCTGCTCGACGAACCCGAACCCGAAGAGCCGCCCGCCGACGGGGTGACCGTCGGCGAATGGTTCGCCCGCTGGTGGCTAGGCCTCGACGTCGGCATCCGCTCCCGCGGCAACTACTCCTACTACTTCCGCGTCTACGTCCTGCCCGAATGGCAGGACTGGAAGCTCGCCGACATCACCGCCTCCGAAGTCAACGGCTGGGAGCAGCGGCTCATCGCCGCCGGCTACAAGCGCGGCGGGGTGCCCGCCCACGCCCGGGCCGCCCTGTGCACCCTGCTCGGCGACGCCGTCACCGAACGACTCCTCGGCTCCAACCCCGCCGTACGGCAACGCAACCGCGGCCGCCGCTCCGGCATCCGGCCGCCCGAAGACGACAAGGTGTGGTCGACGCCGCTCGACACCATCCTCGTCGCCGAACGGGCCGCCCTCCTGTCCGGCCGCGACGACGAATTCGTGCTCGCCACCCTGATCGGCTGGACCGGCCTGCGGTGGGGTGAGGCGGCCGGGCTGCAGCGCAGCTTCGTCTCCCCCGGCCGGATCCGGGTGGATTGGCAGATGGAGGAGATCGGCGGACGCTGGTATCTGCTGCCGCCGAAAGACGACAGCCACCGCACCCTCGACTCGCCGCGCTTCCTGCAGCAGCTGCTCGACCGTCAAGCCCAGGCCAGGGCAGAGCAGCGGTGCGGGTGCGAGCCGCACCGGATCGACGGCCAGCAGGAGCAGCCCTGCCAGGGCGGCGGCTACATGTTCCTCGGCCCGAAGGGCGCGCACCTGAGCAACTCCCGCTTCGCGCGCAGCTATTTCAACCCGGCCGCCGACGGCAGATATCCGACCTCCAGCGGGTCGCGCACCGTGGCGGGCAAGCCGGTGCTGGTGGATGTGGCGGAGACGTGGCCGGGCGTCCCGGTGCCGGCGTGGCCTCGGGCGGTGCCGGGTGTGCGGTTCGAGCCGCCGGCCGGGCGCGGCTATCAGCGGCGGCCGGTCAGGTTGGGCGTGAACGCCGCCTCCTCCCGGGAGGCTCTGGTGGCGTACGCGGTCGGGCAGGGGGTCGGGGAGACGGCTGCGGCGGCGATGACCCGGCAAGAGATCCTCGACCGGTTCGTCCGCCCGCACCGGGACGCCGGCTCGGCGGTGCTGGCCTCTTGGCTGCCTGTGCGTGACGGGTTGACGTTGCATGGGCTGCGGCATGGCCATTCCACCCTGCTGGACGGGCTGCGGACGCCGCTCAAGCTTCGGGACGATCGGATCGGGCATGCGTCGCCGGAGATGCGGCGCGGCGGGATGCGGCGCCGGTACACGCATATCGCGGATGAGTGGCGGAAGCAGTTGCGGCAGGATTTGCAGGAGGTGTGGGAGACGGCGTTGGCGGAGCGAGCCGGGTTCGGGCTGCATTCTCCGGTCACGGTCGTGGATGATCTTCTGGCGCCGTTCCGGGATGGGCGGCGGCTGCCGATCTCTCCAGTCGGGGCGGAGGTGGATGCGGAGGTGGTTCCGCTTCACGCGGTGCACGCCTGACATTCCATGATCGATCGCACTCACGTCGCACTCGATCAAGAACGCCCGACCCGATACGATCTCGGGCCGGGCGTTTTCGCTGGTCAAACAGAGAGCCGACGTGGGGAATCGAACCCCAAACCTTCTGTTTACAAGACAGATTCAGCAAACTCCCCCACCTGCCCGGCAGCCCTACAACCCCTGGTCAACGTGGTTGTGAGTGGCTACCAGACGCCACCCTTAGCCGCCAGCCACCGGAATCCGTCGCACTCTCATCGCACTCGCCGCCGGCCGCCCTCCGTAAACGCGACAGCCCCACCACCTACGCGGTGGTGGGGCTGTCAGCGTCTAGGAATCAGGAAGGACGAATCGGGCTGACGGACGCGTTCGTCCCCTCGTCCTCCTCCGCTTCCATCTGAATCAACACCCGGAGGTACTTGATGATCTGTCGGCGCAGAGACTCCGGCAGGTCCAGATTCCAGATCGCGCGCTCATTGGGGTCGGTGTAGGGGTTGGAGTCCTCCTCGGGCGGCGGCACATCCTCCAACTCCTCGGGGGGACGGACAGGGAGCTCGTCGCGTGTGGCCTGCCCGGAGACGACGAGCATGTCTCCGAAGCTGTAGCCGAGCGCAGCCCCGATCCGGCGTAGGACATCGTTCTCGACACCCTGGCCCTTGTTGATGACCCGGTTGACGATCGAGACGTGGATGCCCGCTTCGCGCGCAAACTGCGACTGACCGCCATGCAGCAGGTTGTAGCCGCGGCTAGTCAGCTCGCGGCGCAACCAATCGCCTAGCTGACCTGGTGTTTTGCCCACGAGCACAGATGATACATCGCTGATCGCGGCAAGCAATATGCGTCCGTAGGCGACTCAAACCTGACTGTCAAGGTTTACCCACGTCAAGCCCCTGATTTCTCTCACAAAATTCTTGCCGTTCCCATTGCGTTGTTCCACAGAGAAGGCTACCTTTCGACTACAGCTTCGCTTCACAGAGAAGTTCTCTCTTCAACTAGGAGGTTCTGATGGCGCGGACACTCACCTTGCGCCGCGACGAATTCGAGAACCGCGCCCGAGCGCGCGGCCTCGACAGCCAGAGCGCACAAGCCCGCGCCCTCGACGTTCACGTCTCCATCCACAACCGGGTCATGAACGGCGTCACCCGCGAACTGTCCGGGCCGTACGCCCTCGCCGTACTCCTCCTCGTCGGCTCCGAAGAGGTCCGCAACGAAATCAAAGCCCTGTTCGGCGACCACGAGCAGGAAGCACTCGCATCATGATCGCCCCGCAGACGGTGAACGTCCCCGAACTCGCACCGATCATCCGCAAATCCGAGTCGTGGATCTACAAGCAGGTCGCCGCAGGCCTCCTCCCCCACCACCGGCAAGGCCGCTCCATCTACTTCACCACCGGCGACGTCAACGCGATCTTCGAAAACGCCGCCCGGCCCACCAAACGGGCGGGCGCCAAGCGCGACAAGCCGGCCAAGCGGCCCGCGCCGCCGCCGGAGCCCGCCAAGCCGTCCCGGCCCGCCCTCACCGCGACGGCAGGCGACGACATCCCGCAGCCCGACCCGAACGCCAGCCGCAAATACCGCCCCACCCCATGACATGCAGCAGGGCCCAGCCATGCCCGGCCAGGCCCCGCAACGAACGCATCCACCACAACCAAAGGACGCGACCGTGACCACCATCCTCGCAGAAACCACCACCAGCGTGCCCGACGTGCTCTACGCCGCCGCCGACAAGCTGCAGGCGCTCCCGCACTACCGCGTCAGCCGCGGTGACGTCCACCGCGCGCTCTACAGGGCAGCGGGCAGCTACCGCGCCGCCCAGGACGCGCTCACCGCGCTCCACCGGGCCACCCGGGACGACGGCTGGCTGCTCCGCTGGAGCACCCATGCGCCGCGTCAGGACGCCGCCGCGCAGCTCCGCGCCGCCGCCGACATGCTGCAGCCCCCCGCCGCCCGCGCCGCCCGCATCGCCGCCGTGCTGCGGCAGGCCGCCTGCTACGCCGGACAGCCGGTCAACGCCTCCCTCCCGGACGCGCTCCGCACCGCCAGCCGGGACGAGCTGCTCGTGTCGGAGGCGGCCGACGCGCTGGCCCGCCGCCTGCGCTGCCACCCCCGCGACCTTGCCTGGTGGGATCGCGGCCGGACCCGCGCGCAGGTTGCGGGCGCTTTGAGGGACGCTGCGCTGCTGGTCGAGCACGACGCTGCGGCGGTGACCCGATGAGGCTGCCGAGCGGCTGGGACACCGAGAAGGCATCCGGCTGGTGGTACCTGCACCACCTGATCCACACATCGTGCGGCTACCGCACCCACAACGCCTACGACCTGTGGGCCGCCTCCGGCCCATTAGGAGAAGCCGACGCCCGGCGAGTCGTCTACGGGCACGAGTGCGACGGCGGCGAGGCGTGATGACCACCGCCGACATCCTGCGCGCCGCCGCCGACCTCATCGAACAAAGCAGCAGCGACAACCCGCTAACCCAAATCTGGCCGATCACCGCCATCACCCAAGCCGCCCCCAACACCACCACCGCCACCCAGGCGCTGCAGACGCTGGCCGGCCACCTCCACTACGACCGCCACCACAACCCGGTACGGGACATCCGCCGCTGGTCGCAGATGCGCACCCCCGCCGAGATCGCCGTCCAGATGCGCGCCGCCGCCGACGCGGCCGAAAGAGGCACCCCATGATCGCCCTCGACCTGCACGCCGACCTGATCGTCTCCACCCCCGACCTGTGCGAGTGGAACGACGGCGAACCCGTCCGCGTCATCGACGCCCACCCCGCCCGGCCCGGCCGCATGTGGGTGCTGTGGCAGGACGTCCGCGCCCGGTACGACCGCCACGGCGTCGACGTGCCGATCGGCATGCAACTCACCCTCATCTCTGGCGGACACGGCAGGGCCGCCTGATGGCCGGCAGGAACAGTGGACGGCGGGCCACCTGCGACGGCTGCGGAAACCTGCGCCCCGTCGCCTGGACCACCGGCACCGTCACCCGCCACAAGGCCAAGCACGGCGACACCGCGCTGTGTTCCGGCGCCGGACAGCCGCCCCGCGCCACGAACGGCGGACAGCGATGACCCGCCCCTGCCAGGTCGGCCGCTGCCGCCGCTGGGACGCCACCCGGTGCGGCACCGTCTACGCCTGCCCCGCCTGCCGCGCCCAAATCGAGCGGATGACCGCCCGGCACCAGCAAGACGCCGCAGGAGGTGCCCGGTGAAGGCCCGCAAGGCGTCGCCGTGGCTGCCGCCCGGCACCCCACACACCTGGATCTGCCGCAACGGCTGCCTCAACCCGGCCACCAACACCAGCTGCTGGAAAGGGTGCGCATGAACGGGCCCGAGCACTACCGCGCCGCCGAACATCTCCTTTCCGACGCGTCATTCACCGACAGCTACGGCAACCCCGTCCGCCGCGACGGCACGCTCATGAACCCCGGCGAACACGCCAGCCTGACCAGCAAGGCCCAGGTGCACGCCACCCTCGCGCTGGCCGCCGCCGCCGCACTCCAGGCAGCGCTGCCGCTGATCGGCGACGACCAGCAGGTCAGCGACTGGTGCAAGGCCATCGGCACCACCGTCGACACCAACCAGGGCGCATGCATCAACAACGCGCTCTCACTGATCGACGAAATGGCTGAAGACGGCCGGATCATCGACGGCGCACACCGGCTGCGCGCGGCGCTCGGCCAGACGGGCGGCCACACCAGGGACAACCCGGCGGCCCGGCCGACCGTGCGCGGCGGCCCCGACATCGGCCACGCCGCCCACCACGACTACCTCAGGGAGCAGGAAGACCGTGACTGACCACGCACACCTCGGCGCCATCACACCCCTGCAGCCCGGCACCCTCGTCGACGTCACCATCAAAGGCGTCCCCGTTGACGCCGAACACGACAACGGCAGCGTCACCATCCGGGACGAGCACGGCCACTGCTACACCATGCCGCCCCAGGCTGCTGTCAAGCGCGCCGACCTGACCAACCCCATCGACGCCGGAACCCTGCAAGAACGCATCAGCAACGCGCTCAACTCGATCGACCGTATGGTCGACGAGCAGACGCTCGACCCATGGACCGCATACGCGCTCCGCAAGCACCTCGACCCCAACCCGCGCCACTGGCCTCCGCAGGTCGGAGACGTGTGGGACGACGGCATGCCCTTCGGTGGCTCGCTCTGGTTCGCCCGGCAGCTCACAGATAACGGGCAGCCACGGATCATCCTGATCTCCGAAGCCGGCGACGCGCACAACAAGTGGCCCGAGGAACTCCTCGAAGGCTGGTCGTCCGAGGTCAAGCTCGTCTACCGCCGCAAGGACGGCGGCCAGTGACCGCCACCATCGACACCAGCATCATCGACGGGCCCGGCGTCTACGACGGCATCCCCGAAGAGACCTACCACGCCGACCCCGTCCCCGGCGGCAGCCTCTCCTCCTCAGGCGCCCGGCTACTCCTGCAACCGGGCGGCCCCGCCAAATACCGCTGGCAGCAGGACAACCCGCCCGCCACGAAAAAGCACTTCGAGATCGGGAGCGCCGCGCACCAGCTCGTGCTCGGCGCCGGCCCGGAACTCGTCCGCATCGACGCCGACGAGTGGCGCACCAAGGCCGTCAAGGAGAAGGTCGCCGAGGTGCGTGAGCGCGGCGCCATCCCGCTCAAGCCCGCCGACTGGGAGCAGATCCATGGCATGGCCAACGCGATCCGCCGCCACCCCCTCGCCGGCGCCCTCTTCGACCCCGCCAACGGTGAACCGGAGAAGACGTTCATCTGGCAGGACCCCCAGACCGGCGTATGGCGGCGGGCCCGCCTCGACTGGACCCCCCACCCCAGCGACCGGCGCCTCGTCATCGCCGACTACAAGACCACCACCGACGCCTCCGAGCACGCCGCCGCCAAGACGATCGCCAACTACGGCTACTTCATGCAAGACCCCTGGTACCGCGACGCCGTTCAGGCGGCCGGCCTCGACGACGACCCCCTGTTCGTCTTCGTCTTCCAGGAGAAGACCGCCCCGTATCTGATCAACGTCGTCGCGCTCGAACCCGACGACGTCCAGCAGGGCCGCGACCGCAACGAACGCGCCCTCAATCTGTACGCCGACTGCGCCGCCACCGGCATCTGGCCCGGCTACTCAAGCGCCGAGATCGCCCCCATCACCCTGCCCCGCTGGACCACCAGCGCCTGGGCCAGCTCCGACATCGAGGACATGCAGTGACCGAACTCGCCATCCCCAACCACCAGCAGGGCCGCGAGATGGCCCCCGCACAGATGCAGCCCAGCCCGCTCATGCAGTGGGCTATGGAAGCTCAGCAGGCCGAGCAGATCGCCAATGTGCTCGCCCGCTCCAGCTTCGTCCCCGCCACGCTACGCGGAAAGCCGCACGAGATCGCCGCCGCCATCCTCGCCGGACAGGAACTCGGCCTCCAGCCGATGGCCACCCTGCGCTCCATCGACATCATCCAGGGCACGCCCGGCCTGCGAGCACACGCCATGCGCGGCCTTGTCCAGTCCAAGGGCCACACCGTGCAGGTCGTCGAGTCCACCGACACCAGATGCGTCATGCGCGGCAAGCGCAAGGGCGAAACCGAATGGCAGCAGGTCGAGTGGGACATCCCCCGCGCCGAGGGGCTCGGCCTGACCGGCAAGTCCGAGTGGAAGCGGCAGCCGCGCACGATGCTCGTCGCCCGCGCCACCGGCGAAATCTGCCGCCTCATCGCCTCCGATGTGCTCCACGCCATGCCATACGCGTCCGAGGAACTGGAGCTCGACGCCCCCGCCTACTCGGCCGAGGTCATCCCGAACGGCCGCGCCACCACCAACGACATCATCCGCCCCCAACCCGCCACACCCAACGACGCCTCCGAGGCCCTCGCCGCGCCGACACCGGCGAACACGGCGCAGCTCCGCGAACTGAGCATGCTCATGACCGCATGCGGCATCACCGCGCACACCGGCAAGGGCGCGACCACGCTGAACGACCAAGCGCGGTTCGCGTGGCTGACCGACTTCCTCGGCGTCCCGGTCGAGGAGACGACGAAAAACCTCACCGCCGAGCAGGCCGACCGGGTGATCGCCCACCTCAAGCAGCAGCAGGTGGAACGCGCCAAGCAGCGCGACGCCGCCGAACGACAGATCGCCGACCTGTTCGACCAACTCGACACCCCGCCGACCGGCCCGCAACGCCTCAACGCCCTGTCCCGGCTGCTCGGCCGGCAGATCGCCGGGCCGAAGGACATCACCGACGCCGAGCTGCACGACATCGGCCTGCTGCTCGTCGACTGCAAGGGGCAGACGAGCGCCTGGAACGCGGCAGTCGAGGCGATGGAAGCCCAGCGGCAGCAGGGCGGGCAGGCCTGACATGGGCCGCCACCGCACCACCGCCGCCCCGAAGCCCGGCCTGATCCGGCGGACGTGGCGTCGCCTGCCGGAGCCGTGGCGGGCCCGCGTCTGGCAGTGGCGGCAACGCTGGCGCAGCTTCTGGGACCGGCGGCACACCCCGGCAGGGGAGTGGGACGCCCGCCTCCCAAAAGACGCCTCCAACTGGACCGACGACTGGTGGTGGGGGTCATTCGGTGTAGCTGCTGCCCTCCGAACCTCCCGCCGCGCTCGCGGCGACCTCCTGCCCTCGCACCGCCCCCCGAACCAGGAGACGACGCCATGACCGTCACCGCTACTCCGGTGCTCACGTCGCAGGGCCAGCTCGAATGCGATCTGTGCCCGGCCCGCTCGGATCACACCGTCGTCGTCGACCACGCCACGCTCACCCCGCGCCAGCAGCTGCGGCAGGCGGCGGGCCGGGCCGGGTGGAAGCAGACGTCGGCCGGGCTGGACGTGTGCCCGGCGTGCGTGGCCGGGCCTGCGGCGATTCTCGTGCCGGGCTGGTGCCTGTTCTGGACGCCCGAGAAGGCGCTGCCTGTCGGGCCGGACCCGGAGGCGACCGTGATCCTGCCCGCCGTCGAAGACGCCGCCTGACCTGCACTTCTTCCTCCCACGTAGACCTGCGCGCTGTGCGCGCCATCCGCGAAAGGCAACACCATGGACAACCTCACCGACCGCGTCGTGTACCGCACCACCGCCGCCACCGCGATCATCGCCTGGCACACCGCCGCCGCCGCCCGCAATGCGTGGGCCGACCAGATGGAGGCGTTCCTCGACGAGCACGGGTTCGGCACCCGCAGCGTCTACGTCGGGCATTCCGGCCGCGTCCTCGGCATCAGTCACGAGCAGGGGGACGACGTCCCCGACGGGTGGCGAGTCGACTCCCGCACCGGCTACCTGATGCCGCGCCTGGCGAAGAAGGCGGGCAAGGCGATCGACGCCCGGCTCGCGGAACTGCACCAGCCGGACCCGCGCGACGCGATGCCCGGCATGCCGAAGGAGTGCTTCGTCAGCCTCGCAATGCTCACGTGCGGGCTCGCCCTCATCGAGGGCGCCCTGTACGCGACCTGGAGCCGACCCATCCCGGAAGACCAAGTCGACCTCACCGTGTGGGAGCGGATCAAGCTCTCCGAGTACTACGCCGCCGTCGAGGCACAGCAGGACGTGCCGCAGGAAGCGGGTGCGCGGTGACCGCCACCACCCTCGACCTGGCATCCGCGCCGGTGCTGCTACGCGCCACCGACCGGATCGTCGAGTGGGGCCACATCAAAAACGACCACATCGACCACGAAGACGGCGGATACGACGCCGCCGGAGCCATCGCCGACGCCTGCGGCCTCGACCCCGCCGACTGGGACAACCACACCGCACCGCCCACCGGCCCCGACGGGCCCACCTACGCCCCCGGCGTATGGGAAGCCCGCCGCGCCGCCGCCATCGCCGCTCTCCGCACCCTGGTCGGCCACCTGCGGCCCGACCTCAAGCCGGAAGCCATGACCCGCCGCGAACTCATCGAGTGGGCTGGCGACTGGAACGACCACCCCGACCGCACCCCCGCCCAGGTCGTCACCGCCATGCGCGCCGCAGCACAAGAGGCGGTGGCCACCCCGTGACCGGCCCCGCCCTGTGCGTGATCGCCGCCGCCGCAGCCATCACAGCCGCCCTCATCGGTCACCACAACACGCCCAGCCGCCGCAAAGCCCGGCATGACCGCCGCCAGCAGGAACAAACCCGCCGCCACTGGGCCGCCAAATTCGACCAAGTCCGCCACCACGTCGAAGGCCAAATCGCCATCCACGGCACCGAAACCGTGTGGCTCCGCCTCCTCGCCGACCACCGCGAGCTCTACACCGACCAGCCACAAGGACACGAATCATGAACCCGCCCCGCGTGTACGGCATCGACACATCGCTCACCGCCACCGGCATCGCATCCAGCCTCGGATGGTGCGACACCATCGGCGCCTCCGGCATCACCAACCTGCCCCTCCACGACCGCGACCGAACGCTGTGCGAACTCGCCGACCGCATCACCCACACCATCAGCCTGGCCGCCGACCTCGTCGTCATCGAAGCCCCCGCCTACAGCAGGTCAGGCGGCGGCGCACACGAACGAGCCGCACTCTGGTGGCGCGTCGTCCACCGCCTCCACAACCGCGACATCCCCGTCGTCGAAGTACTGCCAACCGTCCGCGCCCTCTACGCCACCGGCCGCGCCAACTCCGGCAAAACCCAGGTCGTCGAAGCCGTCACCCGCCGCTGGCCCGCCTGGCAAACCCTCGGCGACGACAACGCCGCCGACGCCGTCACCCTCATGGCGCTCGGCCTCGACCACCTCGGCGCCGCCCTGTGCGACATGCCGGCCAAAAACCGGACCGCCCTCAACCGGGTGACCTGGCCGCAGGCGGTGGCGGCATGACCAGGCGACAGGCACTCGACGGCTACTGCTGCCAGGGCGGCGCAACCCGCGGATACCAGCAGGCCGGACTCCACGTGACCGGCGTCGACAAGGACGCCCAGCCGCGGTACTGCGGCGACACATTCATCCAAGCCGACATGATCCAATTCCTGCGGAAACATCGCGACTGGATCCGGGACACATTCGTGTTCCTGCACATGTCGCCGCCCTGCCAGTTCGACAGCGACTGCCAGCGCATCCAAGGCCGCGACCACCCCGACCTCATCGGCCCGACCCGCGACGAGCTCAACACCATCGGCCTGCCCTGGGTGATCGAAAACGTGCGCGGTGCGCTGCCGAAACTGCACAACCCGATCATGCTGTGCGGCACCATGTTCGGGCTGCGCACCTACCGGCACCGCTACTTCGAGACGGGCGGCGGCTTCACCTTCACCCCGCCCGAGCATCCTGAACACGCGGCACCCCAGGCCAAGATGGGCCGCCCCGCCCGGCCGGGCGAGTTCGTGCAGTACATCGGCAACTTTTCCGGAGTGCAGGCCGCCCGCGACGACATGGGCATGCCGTGGGCCAACCGTGACGGGCTACGCGAAGCGATCCCGCCCGCCTACACCCGCCACATCGGCGAGGCGCTGACGGCGTACCTCCAGGTCGGGGAGCGTGCCGCATGAGCTCCGGACGCGTCGAAGTGTGCTGCATCTGCTGCAACCAACTCGGCCGACACAACGGGCGAGGCCTCCGCCACACCTGCTACCGACGCCACCGGCAAGCAGGCACCCTCAACCGCTACCCGCGCCTCAACGCCGCCCTACCCCACCTGTGGCGACTCCAGGAATACCGCGAACTCCAAGCCCGCGGACTCAACACCCCAGACATCGCCCAACACATGAACGTCAGCACCCGAACCATCGAGCGGTACGCCGCCAAAACCCGAACGGAGACCGCAGCATGAGCGGCCGACCACTCCCCATCTACTGCCTGTGCTGCAACCAGCCCGGCCTCCACGGCGGCCGCGGACTCATCGCCGACTGCTACACCCACCACACCCGCGCAGGCACCCTTCACAACTACCCGACCGTCCGCGGCAACACCGAATGGCAGCGCACCCGCATCATCCCCGCCCCCACGTCAGCGCCCGCCAGCCCGCGCAAGATAGGCAACGGCGAAGCCGCCTGCCGCAGCCACAACCCGGAAATCTGGTTCCCGGTCTCCGTCCAGGCCGACAGTCCCGCCGTCCGGCTGGCGAAAAGCATCTGCCGCGGCTGCCCCGTCCTGGCCGCCTGCGGGGCGTACGTGCGGGCCAACCCGCAGGAGCACGGCATCTGGGCCGCCCTCACCCCCGCCGAGCAGCGGCAGGCCCGCCTCGCCGAAGGAGTCGCCGCATGAACGCCACCACCGCCGCGTCGCGCATCGCCGACTGGATCCGCCCCTGGTACCCCGCCGGACTCGTCGGCCACGTCGACGCCGAATGCCCCCGACTGCTCAAGCACGTGCCCGAGCCCGTCGAAGGGTCGGGCTGGCTCGACCCGTACGCCGAACCCGTCCAAGGCGCCCGCGTCTGCCCCGAATGCGTGCCCGGCTGGAACGCCGAATGCGCCATCTGCGACGCCTCCATGTCCACCGACGACGAGGACGACGGAGGCCCCTACAGCGAAGCCCAGGTCAAGCAGTGGGAGCAGCAGCACCGCTGCCAGCCCGTCGTCCGCATCATCGCCCCCGAAACGACCAGGAAGGCCGCGGCATGAAACTCGCCATCGACCCGAAACTGCTCGCCGACCTCGTCGCCTGGACCGCCCGAGCACTCCCCGCCCGGCCCTCCGTCCCCGTCCTATCAGGCCTGCTGCTCGAAGCCGCCGACGACCGGCTCACCGTCAGCGCCTTCGACTACGACGCCTCCGCCTGCGGCCACGCCGCCGCCGACGTCGCCGAACCCGGCAAGATCCTGCTCCCCGGACGCGTCCTCGCCGAAATCGGCCGGGCACTCCCCACCAGCAGCTTCGCCCAACTCACCGCCGACAACAACGAAGCCGTCCTCACCTGCGGCACCGCCGAATACACGCTGCCGCTCATGCCCGTCGACGACTACCCCACCC